TTCAGTGAGAACTAGAGTGCCTTCCGCACCAGTATCCCAGTTGCCATGGTAACTAACGCCTGCGACTGTTGCAGTAGCGCCACTGGTAGCGCCAGATACAGATGCCCCTACGATAAACTCTCCGTTAGTCGTAGTAGTATCAAAATCTATGGCTTGTCCAAGACTAACCTCTTGCCACCCGGTAGAGGATGACTTGTACATTCCGGCAGTAGCGCCGCCTTCTTTATTTCTAAAGGCGTATATATCTCCGTTGTACACCCAAACGCCAAGAACAGATCCCTCACCCGGAACAACAGTAATAAGGTTGCGTTGGTTTTCAATACGCTCTTGTAACTCTGGTAAAAGATTTGCGTCCGCGTTCGCATCTCTTAGAACCGGATCGCCATAGGCATACGCGCTGGCGTAGATACCCATTAGCCAACCCTAACTACATTAAGTTGCCCGTATTGAAGTAGCATGTTCTGTGATGATCCTGAGTCATGACGTAGTCGAACAAGAAGATCAGAGTAAGTCGTATGCCCAGTGGTATCTATAATGCCGCCAGCAGCAATGGCCGCGGCCTCAGAAGTAGAACCAAGAAGTCTTTGTACTTTAAAGTTACTTTCTACTACTGATCCACCATCAGCCTGAGTAGCAAGCAACCAAGTCCAAATTACGTTGCCCGCAGTCCCTTGCTTGAAAGAGACATTCATTTGTGCCATGAACAATCCTTTTGTGTAGATTCGGATACGATCATTAGCGTAGTCAGCACTTGCTCCATAGGTAGAGCCATCGGTGTCATCAGAGCCGTTAGCGCCTGAACTACCAGTCGACCAATCAAGGGTTACAGTAGTCGCGTTTGCAACCGCTTGTGCCACAGGGGTACCATCGCCCGAGTTGCTGTTAATGTTGGCGTAAGATCCCATTGAAGAGACAACCATGTCCCGCATGTCTTGCGCCGAGATAGAGCCAACAGTATTGTCTGGAAAACTCGTTGCCAGTAGGTATGCTCTAGTACGTCTAGTATCTGCCATTATTTATACTCCACATTAAATGCGCTACCGTAGGCGCTATCTGCGTTAAAAATGTTTATTGTTTCGCCAATCTGAAATTGACCACTTACAACTGAATAGTAAATGTAACCCTGTGCATTGTCATTTGAAAATGATCCACCACTCGCGCCATCTTCTACTCCTTCTATCTCTACCTGAAGTATGGTCCCAACAGCGCCAGTGTTTTGGCCCTTTATCATGTCGCCGGGTGAAGGTATGTTCAGTAAAAATCCAGTGCCGTAACCAGAACCAAACTGCTCAAACAAGTTTGTTCCAATGGTAAAAGGAATTCTGTAGTAAACAACCTCTGATGGGAGAGTCTGCCCGTCAGCCCTTTCATACCCATCAATTCTGCTGTAGCGCCCCCTGATATCTACCTCAAAGTTTTTGGCGGCAAGACATTCCCCCGGACCAATAGAAAGCACTGGGTCAACAATGTTAAGGCCTCCCCTAAACGGGAAGTAGTATGTCTTTGTTCCTGCGGATACAGCCGGATTCCTTATCATTCTGTGAACACCGTGTAGTTAGCAAGATTCTGAACTCTTGAGAACCTTCGGTTGCTTTGGTTAGGAAGTTGTGCCGCCTCCAGTTTGTCTAGCAGATCATTAAACTCAGACACAGCAGACGACATAATTTCTGGCGCGTCGTTCTGCTCTGCATAGTACACTTTCGCCCTACATATAATGATTCTGTGGAAAGAAGCGGGAATGGGAGACACATCAGAATCATTAGCCAATGCCGTTGGCGCCTTCCAGTATTCAGCAGATATTGCAGTGGATGTATCTGGCGTCGGGTACAGGTCTATTACGTCATCTGGCTTAACTGTAAAAATCTCTGGAGTGCCAGAATCAATAGAGCCGTACTTGTAGTTTTCCTTGTACTCGTTCCACTGCACATACTCAAGCGGCTGATAGTTGTCCGTGTTAGGATCGAACACTACCGAATCAATGTTCCAGTATCCAAGATCTGATGGCGATGAAATAGTAGAAGTGCCTGCGGAAGTGGTGGTGTTGTATTCAGTCCACAAGTAATTCCAGTTAAACCATCTACGTTGGATATCAATGTCAGCGTCACGAATCTGTCGGACAATATCCTGCTCCTCCTCTGCTGTAGGCGTAACGCTACTGGGGCCAGATCCGGGTATTCCCACCTCTCTAGCCATGTCTTGGCAAAGTTGAAGATATGTACTCATAGATTTCTCGTTATGTCAGACACCACAATTCTTGGGTCTATGTTAGCCGCGCACAAAGCACCGCCAGTTGTTTCGTCTCTGTTGCACGTTGAAAATCCAAAGTGCATCTTATGGCATGGATAACAAGGACAATCAGCAGGAGTTATCGCGGTCGTGTTTACCCAATGCTTTGTTAAGTTTTCTTCGGAAGAGTGGGACAACAAAACAGTCTTGTGCATTGGCTTAGTACTTGCCGCATTAAGAACCCCTGTCTCTGGCCCGACAACAGCAGAGCAATGATCTATAAAGGCCAATGTTTTCCCGATAGACCACAACCCAGATCGAGTAATTACTCTTGGCTCCTTCTCCCAACCAACCTCTAGGATCTGGCACACCTGATCACCAACAGTAACGAATGAGACATCCTTCCTTAGTTTAAGAATAGATGCCATCATTGCGTCAGTCCAAGGCCACACTTTATGTACTGAGGAGCCAGACAAAGTAACCATTACCACGTGCTTTGTTTTAATTTTGCGCCTAGCGTTTTTTGCCCATTCCTTTTCTGAACTGGACGGGTAGTACACGGGATTGTGCTCGAACGGAACTCCCGCAAGTTTGTGAGTGTGCTCTATATAGTTAACGTTGCACCGCTCATGTATCTCTTCTTTAGATAAGTGGTATCCTTCGCTTGCCGCCACCCTATATTTTTCGCCCTTGGATTCAACAATCCTTTCAGGCGAAAGAAGTAAAGTGCGCTCAATAGATTCGGATAACTGAACAAACTTATCAAAGCATTGAGACATAACAGCCCAATAGTCATCCAGTCTGGTATTGCAAATCTGCCCACTCTTCTGGACTATTAACTCATCTACATGAGGATTGCATTTAAGAAGTTTTTCTCCCGCCTCAGATACGTTTACACATACCCTGTACCCTTCTTTCTTAAACATTGGGAATAAAGAAGACGCTTGGATAATGTCGCCAAATGCACCGTAACGGACAATGCAAACGGTTTTATTAGCACGTTTTCCCCCAAAGTCTTCTAAGGAGTAATCCTCTACCTCCTTAAAAGGCACAATTATTTTTTTCATAAACGGCTTATTAGTTTCTCTTTTAGTTCAATAATGCTGTCTGTCTTAAGTACTTCTAAGCCAAAAGACTTTGCTTTATTAATAAGGTTGTTCCTACCTGATAGACCTTTCTGGCTTTCAACCCATGACTTATCTATGTCTTTACTAAAAGAAATTAAATCGCCGTTAGCCTTATAGTAGTTATTGTTCTGGCTGTATTTAGCGCCGGGTTTATCTTCGATAACTCCGACAATCTCGCTGTATGGTTTATCCCAATCTATTTTGTTCATCAGTCCATTGGCATGCGAACAGCGCCAAAGATTGAAGAATTCTCAATTAAAATAACTTCTGGTCTGTTACCTACACGCGCATTATTGTTACGTTGGTTGCGCTCGGTGCTCCACTCGTTCGGCTGATCCATGTTGACGTAGCCGCACTGAGAAGCATCTTTGTCCATCTTCTTGTCTTCGTAATCCATATAACCTCCAATAGAAAAGGGGGGCTTGCGCCCCCCGATTCATTTACCGCATGTTGAAAGAACCACGATCAGTGGATACTTTACCTTTGGCAACACCCATCGGCATCTGGTTCGGACCACGGCTATCCATCCCGAGATTAGCGGGAGTGGAGTTGTCGCGCTCTTTCTCAGAAAGACCGTTGTCAGGCATCTTGCCACTTGCGGTGTCTTTGTGACCGCCTTTGCTTCCGTACATATTTCCTCCTAGTACCATTCGACCATGATCTGCACGAAGCCAATACCTGCGGGAGTACCGCCAGTAGGGGCAACGAACGTCACATGAATGTCGGTGTCGGCAGGAAGGGCGTCCAAAACAAGGTCAGCCGCAGTGTCGCTCATACGCTGATCTGCGCCATCGGCAAGAGTGCCAAGACCCATGTTAGCGTACTGCGCGCCTGCCGCAGAAGAACCTACTTTGACCGCACCTTCACTTGAGTCGCTCGTGAAAGTTTCGGTAGCAGAAACGAGGATCTCTTTCAGAGTTCCCTGCTTCCCTTTCGGGCCAGTGATGACAATAGCATCACCGCCTGCACCAAAGTCAATCGCACCAAACGAATAGCAGTAAGGACGAGGATCGCTGTAACTCATAACTATCTACCTCCTTAAGCCGCGCTGTCCCAAATCACAACACGTGACTGGGCCGCTTGAGTGTGAACAA